TAACGAGCGCATCAATAAAGCGATTCGTGATAGGCTGGCTCGTCTTGAGCGTAATAATCAACAACCTCAGCAACAACCCCAGCAAGCCGCCGCTAACCAGGCCGCAGCCGGGTTTGAGTATAATCCGGACTCGGCGCAAGACTGGCAACAACAGTTAGAATCGTTCGTGGAGCAAACCGTTAGCAAGATGACGGGCAGACAGCAACAAATGCAACAACAGCAACGCGAGCAGCAAGCGCAGGCCGAGTTTGAGATTAAGTTTCACCAAGGCATGGGCAAGTTCCAGGACTTTACGGACGTTGTTGGTCAGCAGCCGATTACGGATGCGATGACCATTGCAACGCGTGCCATGAAAGACCCTGCTTCGTTTCTGTATGCAGCTGCCAAACGCCACGCGCCTGAATTGCAACGGATATCCCAACTGCCTGACCAATATGCGCAGATGGTTGAAATGGGGAAGCTTGAAGAGCGCATGCGGAAGAATAAAGAGGCTACGAAGGCACCTAGACCATTGGCTGCTACTAAAGAGGATACTACGCTGAAGCCTGTTGCTAAGAAGGATAATGGTATTGATGCTTTGATTGCTCAGGCTGATGCTAAGCGGCGGGCGCAATTGGTGGCTAGGAGGCGTTAAATTGAAAACAAAAGAAGTGATAAAGCGCATTAAGTGCAAACTGCTTTTTCATCATAAATGGGAGGGTCGCGTGCCTGCATTAACGCAAAAATGCTCTAGATGCGGCCTAAACAAATCACTATCCATGATTAACACGGGCGTTTTTAATGAGGTAGATTTTAAGATGGTGAAATATTATGACTAAAAGGCGTTAGTTGCCAGCTACCCAGCAAACAGGATAATATTACAGCCGATGCGTAAATAGCTGTCTCCATCAGCAGCACACAAAAAATGGTGTGTATCTACTGTCTACCGCCGGACAAATCAATGGTGCTCAATTTTGAGCGTTTTATTTATTTGTTCGGAGTTTTATATCATGACTAATAGCTTCCAAACCACCCAATATGTATTAGATGACGTCTTTGTGCGCTTTTGGAATTCACTTTCTCTGGCTCGCACGGCTAACCGCAACCTCGAAGAAGATTTCGGAAAGCTACAATTCGCAACAGGTCAAACGCTAAACTACCGCTTAGAAGAACGCTTCCTGGCTGGCGAAGGCGCTACAGCAACCGCTGAAGCTGTCGTTCAAGTCACACGCCCACTGTCAATCACTAAGCAGTTCCGCACCATGGTTGAGTACACAGGCTGGAACTTAACGTTTGACCGCGCACGTGACGAGCCTTACTTGGAAATGGCGAACGCTCCACGCGCTAAACGTCTAGCCAATATGGTTGAGAAGTTTATTGCTGAAGAATTCCAAACCCAAACATACCAAGCAGTCGGTACACCTGGCGTACCCGTTGATTTCAATACAATCTTGACCGCTGACGCGTACATGACTGAATTGGCAATTCCCGAAGACGGAAAACGCTACACTGGCGTTGGTCCACGGATTGCGGCTAACCTGTCAAATGACCTGTACAACGTGTTCAACAACACCGTTAACACAGGCGCGTTGATGGATGGTTTCATCGGTCACTTGTCAGGCTTTGACTTTTTCAAAACTAACTTCTTCACACGTCAAATCGCGGGTGCTGGTGAAGCAGGCGGAACACCTCCAGCCGGCTTTTTGTTGGGTGGTATTGTAACCAACGGTCCAATCAGCAGCGGTAACACGATTGCGGTTAACAACCTTGGTCAAGCACCTGGCACGATTGTGTTCCAGGAAGGCGATATCATCGAAGTGGATGACGCTGATGGCGTGTTCATGATTAACCCATTGACCTATGAGCCATTAAGTCAGCGCGCCCAGTTCGTGGTAACAGCGCAGGTAATTTCTGCTGATGGTGCAACTGCATCCATCCCTGTCAACCCAACGATTGTCGTGTCTGGTGCTCGTCAAAACATTTCTGCCGCCATTCCTAACGGCGCTCAAATGTTATTGCGTGCTAGCCATAACGTTTCTATTGCTTACCATACACAAGCGATTGTGTTTGCAGCGCCTCCTTTGAAAGAATTGCGCGGCGGTGTTGAAGCGGTTACACGCTATAGTGACCTGTACAAGCTGGCGATGACTTACTCCCTTGGCGCTGATATCCGTAACTACGAACAGCTCGATCGTATCGACGTTATTTGTGGTGTGGCTATTAACCCTGAGTTTGCGGTTCGTATCTGCTCGTAATGATGGATGGCGGGGAAACCCGCCATGCTTTAAGGAGCAATAATGTTAGTTAGCTATAACGGTTCACAAATCGATTCAAAATACTTTAGAGCATACGTTTACCACGCAGATGGCATCAAAAAGCTAGCCAACAGCTGGGATGAACATCAAGAATTAGTAGCAACAGGCGAATGGTTCACAAGCAAACCAGAGCCAACACCACCGGTGAAACGCAGCACACGCAAGAGGAAATAATCATGGCACTGACTGTTAGGCAGTTCATTACGCAATCTTATCGCCTAACCAGCGCCTCTAATCCTACCGTTCCCTTGCATGGTGATGACTTGTCGCTAGGCATTACGGTATTGAATCAATTATTGCAAGACTATGCCAGCAGTGGGTTATTACTGACGATTGCTAAGGACGCAACGTGTCCGGTTGCAATTGGCCAGAAAGAGGTTATCTGCGGCCCTGCTAGTTACAGCCCAACGCCTGATATAACTTTAGGCAGACTGGCAAATATGGATTCTGCTTGGTTATTGCTCAATAATGTGACTTATCCATTGATTGACGAATCACGTAATGAGTTCTTTGCGGCGTTTAAGTACGAGCCATTGCAGGGTTTGCCTCGATTCATGATTGTTTTGCCTGATACCGAGGTTGTTAGGATTCGATTGTATCCTGCGCCTAGTCAGGTGTATGAGTTTTATATGCGGGGTAAGTTTCAGTTACCTGAATTAACCAGTAATGACACGATGGCGTTGGTGCCTCAATATTCCCATCGATATCTTTTATTTGCGTCCGCGAAGGATATTTCCATGTACAAGGGACGGTCTGAAGCGTGGACTGAAAAACTTGAGTCTATGTTAGTGGCTGCTAGAGACGCTATGGAAGCAGCAAGCGAGGTTAATCTTGCCATTACTGGCGACAGGGCTTCTCTCTTAAATGGTAGTTGGCGGGTAAAATCTGGCGTGTAGAGGAGTTAACCATGGCAGTCACTAAATTACCAATCTTTACATCTTTTGACCGACAAAGGTTCACCCAGTATGGCAGTTCTGACCTTGCGAATTTCTACGCCATAAGCGTTGAGTCAGGAAAAGACAAACAAGCCCTCTATCCGTGTATGGGGCGCCGAAAGGTCAGTTTCCTAGGCAGTAACCGCCTAGTCTACGACCAAGAGCCACGCGAGATATTCCGATCTATTGATTACATTTACGTGGTTGTGGGCACGCGCATCACGCAATACGACAAGTTCTACACGCCGAAGTTGTTGCCGTTGGACGTGCAATCAACGGGTGACATTTGGTTTGCATACTTGCCAGTCGGCACGAAGGTTTACTGCATGTTGACCGATGGCGTGAATGTGTTTGTCATCACCGAGGATGGTGGCGCGGTGACGATGGAGGTTGCGACAGGTGTTGGTGTACCAACAAGCCCAACGTATGTGGCGGCATTTGGTAATCGATTCGTGGTAAGCGTCAACAATACGCCTGACATGCATTTGAGCCAGATTAATATGGGCGGAGTCGCTGGGACACCATCAACATGGTTCGAAATCCCTGACGGTAGTGGTGGCGGTTTCCCGTTGTTTTTCCGCGCCTCTGGCTTGGTTCGTCAATTAGCCGTCCTACACAACACGCTATACATCTTCACCGACTTCTCATGCGATATCTGGTCTAACATTCAGACAAAGATTGATGTTGCTGGGGTGATACGTGAATTCCCATGGAAATTAAACTCATCCTACAATTGGGATTACGGCATGCAAGACCCGCATAGCCTGGATGTTGATTTCGGCATGATGGTATGGCTTGGGCAGAATCGCAATGGCTTGGTTAACTTCATGATGAGCAACGGCCAGCAACCGCAGCAAATCAGTACACAGGCGATTAACGTATTGCTTGAGCGTCAATCCGATATTGACCAGGTAAGCCCTTTCATTGAGCTGACAACCGAAGGATTCCTTTATCAGTGGGAGAATACAATATTTTACCGTGCGTCTGCGGGTGACGAAGTGACAATTGGCCCGTTAACCGATGAAGTGGACGCGCATTGCCTAGAATACAACTTTGCAACCCAAACATGGGGGCGTGCGATTGAGTTGGACGGCACAAGAAACCTGATTAAGCGGCATGCGTTTTACAATAACGTTCACTTGGTGACGGTTCGTGGACAGCCTGCTATTTATGACATGGCGGGCGATTTGTATTACAACGAGTTGCGCAATACTACACAGACAAATCCACAAGCGGCGGATGCGTTCCTGAAATACCCGATGCGATATGAGTTGACAACCAAGCAGATATTCCAGGAAGATTATAGTGAATTCCTGACTGACTATGTGGAGATTGATTTTGTATTCGGTGACAAGACGTTTTACAAGAGTAATGCGCCGTTTGAAAACACGGTTTATCTCGTGGATGAAGCGTCTACGCCTGAGAATCCGATCTACTTAGTAACCGAAGACGATGAGTTTATTATCGCTGAAGGCACTAACACACCTACATTTAACGACAACCATTACAATGCATTGTTTAAGCCTCACATCGAATTGTTTTACAGTGACGATGGCGGGGTTACCTTCACAACAGCAGATTTGCGCGAGTTTAGTCCTCTTGGACAATATCGCTGGCGCATGCGTTGGTACGAACTGGGCTGCAGCCGAAACCGATGCTACAAGCTTGTCTGCGTGTCTAGCGCACCGATTGTTATCCTTGGGGCCGTTCAAAACACCAGACGCGTAAGCGGAGGCGCTAACTAATGGCCCTCACATTGCCCCGCGTAGACGCAGCAGCGCTCGCAAATACCAACTTCACCTTCGAGTACAACCAGTGGGTATCGGTCCTTGTGGATACCTTAAATGAGCTTATACAGCAAGTTGAAGGGTCACTAATGTCCACGGATACAGTCCCGGGCGTTGCTGAAGCCATGACGATCGATTCTAACTATATTCCATTGAACGTTGCATTGACCTCATTCACTCTGCCTTTGTTGGCTGCCGTTGGGACACGTCAATCGATTACTGGGTATGGGTCTGGCGGCTGGAGAATATTGACCAACGCAGGCCAAACCATTCAAGTGGACGCAACGCTTGCGGCTACTAGCATATCGTCTGCGAGCAGGTATGATTGTATCGAGATTGTATGCGTTGTTGAAAACACTGTTTGGGTTACTGCAAATTCACAGACTGCTGGATTTGTCATCGTTTAAAGGAGTTTATTATGAGTTGGATGTCTAGTTTTCTACACCCTGACCGTGGCTACAAAGCCGCTGGCGACCAGATGCAACAATTCTACAACCAGGCACAAGGCTATCAGCAACCGTACAACCAGCAAGGGCAGGCTGCGGGTCAGAACCTGAATACTGCGCAACAGACGCTTATGGACCCAGTTGCCTTACAAGACCAGTGGTCTAACGCGTATCAAACCAGCGACTACGCCAAAAACCTGCAAGCACAAGCACAACAAGACGGCTTAGATGCGGCTAGCTCTATGGGTTTGATGGGTTCGACACCTGCGTTCCAAGCGATTCAGGCGGGTACGGCACAGATTCGTAATGCTGGCCGACAGCAATATTTGCAAGACTTGATGAATAAGTATCAGGCTGGCATTGGCATTAACCAGAATATGTATGGTATTGGGGCGCAGTCTGCTGGCCAGATGGGGCAGAATGCCATGAATCAGGGTCAGAATATGGGCGGCATGGCATATGGACAGACGAATGCCCCTGGTGGCATGCTAGCTAACCTGTTTGGCGGCGCTGCTAACCTTGGAACGCAATACCTGACTGGCGGCATGGGTCAAGGCGGATACGGTCGCGGCATGTGGTCACCAACTGGAGGCAATTAATCATGGCGATATTCGGCGCAATACCTATGCCGCAAAACAGCGGTGATATATTGTCTGGTCATGTTAATAACATGATTAAGAAGTTGATGGACAGGCAGCATCAAGCGCAGCAGCAGGGCCAATACAACCGCACGTTGGCACAGCAACAGCAGCAGCATAAAGACGCGATGGGCTTTCAACAGCAAACCCAGAATCGTCTAAACCAAATGATGCCATTGCAAATACAGGCGTTAAATGACGCGCACGAGAAAATGCAGTTTGAAACGAATCCTGCTAAACGCATGGAATACATGCAGAAAATTGTGCAAGGCATTAAGAGCATGCGTCAGAATCAAGGTGGCAGCGCTCAAATGCAAGACCAGCAAATGCCTATGGAGCAGCCTAACTTCCCGATGTTTCAGGGTGGTGGTATGCCTGGCATGCAGCAGCCACAGTTGCGCCGCCGTCCATGGAGCAATTGCAACAGGGTTTTGGTGGCCTCACGCCTGACGAGATACAAGCGGCTGAAATGGCTGGGATTAAGTTTCCTAAGCCTTATGAAACGCCGCAGATGAAGAGTGAGCGCGATATCCGTGATTCAGCCACCAAAGAGCAGCAAACACTAGATATCAAGCGCAAAGATGCGTTGCGTGACGAATTACCTGAAGCTGAAGCATTGATTGAAAAAATCAAGACCGCTCGAAAGATTGTTGAACAGCATCCTGATTTGTTTGGCCCAGGAGTCTGGGGCGTCGGTGCTTTACAAGGGCCGTCACAACGTAAACGAGACCTTAAAACAAAAGAAGAGCGGAAAGCATGGGCTACCATGGAAGACTTGTTTGGGACTTTGGTTGGCAAAAAAGCACAAGAGTACTCGCATAAAGGTCTAAAAGTGGCGTTTGATTTGGCTTCTACAACCAAGCCAAGCTTTGATGATTATGCAGAGATGGTTGACACTAAACTGGAATCAATGCAAAAAGGGTTGGAGAGCGGTCACGCGCGAGATTCGGACTGGTACCGGCAGGCTGGTGGGAAATCGTGGGGAAACACCAAAGAGCTGACTTATAACCCAGTGACAGGGAGGCTTGAATAATGAGAATTACTTTGCCTGACGGAAGAGTCGCAAACTTCCCTGATGATATGCCTCACGCTGAAATAGAATCGGTATTGCAAAAACAATTCCCTATGCAGGCGAAGCAACCCGAATCCGATCAACCATCACAAGAATTAGGTTATCAGCGCGGCGGTTTTGGTGGTATAGCGCGAGATGCTGCCGAGTCATTACTTAGTGCGCCGGGTGCTGGACTAAAGGCGTTAATGGGATTGCCTGAGCATTATCAAGCAGGCAAGGAATACGTTGAAAATAATCCGTGGTACAACACCGCTGGTCAGTTGGCCATGGGCGCGCCGGAATTGGCCGCTGGATTGATTAGTGCTCCACAAGTTGCTGGCAGGTATTTGGCTGAAAAATTTTCCGATCCAAAAGGAGCTATATACAAAGGAATTCATAGAACACCAACGCCAAGTGAATTATTAAGTCAAGCTGAACAAGGAATGGGGATTGCACCAAGCGAGCGAGGCTCTGGCGAATTGCGCGCGCTAGGTCAGATGATAGCAAGCGGAAAGCCACTGGCATCGATTCCTTCGCGAGCAGGTCGAGTTGGCGCGGTAACTGCGGCAGCAACCGGACAGGGTGGCGATCCAATTCATGCAGCATTAGGCGCGTGGCTGGGTGAAAAGGGATTTGGAGCGGCTAAGAAAACACCTGAATTCATCGAGTCAGCTTTAGACAGAACAGCTCTTGATGACCAAATAAATCAGGTTCAAGACGAATTGGCACAACAAAGTAGTGCGTTGAAAACCGCTCAAGCGGAAGCGGGAGCTAAATCACCCGAATCATTGCATGTAAAATCTCAAGAACTAGAAGGGCAAATAGGTGATCTTGAACAGCAACTGCAATCACTTGCGCCAGAACAGGAAGGGGCTATAACCGATCCCACTCAAATGATACCTAACTTAGCGCACGAAAATAACCTAACGAACGCACTAAACCTTCTTGAGCAATCACAACAAAACACAGACGCAGCACACGAAAGCCAAGGCATGCAGCTAGGTCGTGGTGAAGACTTCCAAGAAAGAGCGGCACCCCTTGTTATCCAGCATGTTGAAAACGTAAAAAACCAGATATCACCAAGATATGATGCGATCAACAACGCAGCGCGTGATTTGACCGTTAACGTCCCTAATCACGAACGAGCGCAAGAAATTCAAACGCAAATGGACGCACTCGTAAGACAGGGAACAATCAACCCATCCAATGACGCTATTTATGATTCCATATTCGAGCAATTAGCGGCTCAATGGCCTGGTGACGCGGCAGTAGATATTCCCGCGCCTCAATACATCAACATGTATAAATCTACTAGAGACTTATCGCGAGTCGCCCGCAGTCGTTCACGTCAAGAAGGATTGCAGCAACCAGAAAGGCAACAATGGGAAGCGCGAGCCAATGAGCTAGAACCAATAGTGAGAGAGCAAAGGCGCGTATTGGAAAGTGAATTACCAAACAATCTTTTTGCAGACTTATTGGAAACTGATAGGATGTGGGGGGAGCAGGTAATACCATTCTACAGAAATAAAATATATCAAGATTCAAGACAGAATGGTCTTGCGCCAAAAAACATGATTGATGTTACCGCAGGGAATGCACCGCACCGTCAAATCATGCAGCAAGCCATTCAAAATAACCCCGAATTGAACCGTCTAGCTATTGGCCAGCAATACGCACACCGCCCTCATGAATTAATGGATGCGCCTGAAAGATTGCAGCCGTACATTAATGCTCACGCGCCCACAAGCAGAATAATGGAAGTGCAGCAGCGAGCCATGCAAGCAAATGAAAGAGCGCAAGCCGCTCATGATGCGGCACTAGAAAGGGCCGAGCAGCAGCGCGAGAGACAGCAGTCAATGGCGACAGAGGCGCGGGGTCAAGAGCAACAACGAGTTAAACTTCATGGTGAAATTGAGAAACTGACAAAGTCGCTTGAAGAAAACAAAGCAAAAACAGAGAAACTGGAAAGAGAAATACAGAAGCATGGCATAACAAAAGAAAGACTGGCACAGCTAAATAAATATAAGAAAGAAAGAGAGGCGGCTAAATCCAAACTATGGGGTGTTGCTACTGGTGGCCTAGGATATTTAATAGGCCACAATGTCATCGGAACAATATTTACCGCCCTGTTTAAATAACTAGGGCGCGTATTTCATGTATAAAAGAAACAATATGATTGTACATATCATTGAACCCCACATACCCACCCCCAATAATTAACTTGTATACGTAAGAATACATGATTATGGGGGTGAATGCAATGGGAAAGATTCCGGACTGGCGATCCGGAAAGATTCGCATTTCAAATGCAGAAGTTCAGAGGGTTTAACCCGCTAAAGTTTAAAGACTTTAACGCCGTAAAGTTTTACGGTTGAAACGTAAAAGTTCTGGATTTGAAATCTAGAAGTTCGGCCATCATGACGGTTATTTTCCAAGGGATTTAAATTAGATCAGATGGTATAATGGATAAGCCGACTGGGTTGCTGCCCAATTGTCGGCTTGGATGTATCGACTAAAATACGGAGTAAGTATAGATCATGAGTAATAAAAAAGCAAAATCATTCAATTCTCAAGTTTATGAAAAAGCCTACAAGCGATTAAATCTAACCTCAACACAAAGAAATATATTTCAGCGACTTCTTGGTTTCCTTATTCGAAACAACAAGCCTTTTCCTTATTCCGCTGTAAAGATGGCAGAACTGACTGGATTCAGCTTGAGAACTATTTTTAACGCACTAAATGATTTAGAACATTATAGACTAATTAAGCGTCATGGACTCGGTAAAAACAGAAGATTTAGCTCAGGAACGATACTGAATAAGATTTTTACAACCGTGCAAAATCGCACAAAACCACGCCAGTTTAATAATTTAACAACCGTGCAACTGGTGCATCAAAAATCGATCAACCGTGCAACTGATGCATACAGTAAAACATCTTCTTCTTTAAAACGTAAAGAAGGGGTTGCTTACGCAACTTCAACTTCAACCCCTGTTAACTGGGAATATCGAGAATATTGCAAAATGATAGTGAACGACAGAAAACTAGGGCTGCCGTCAGGAGACGTTGATATATTAACTGAAGAAGAATGGCTAGCATCCAACCCTTGAACACCAATCCAAACAAGCCTATCATTAACCCATAAATTACAAGGGATATCTTTATATGGCCATTAGGGGCGCTAACCCAGTTTGGGACATGGTAGATTTAGTCGGTTTGCAAATGGATGACACCTACTACCTTTGGGTATTGGAAAACGACATCCCATATATACCGTCTACATCTATTTGGCATGACGCAGATGAAACTACTATTTGGTCAAATCCTATACAGGTATTAGCCAATGGAACGATGCCTATTAATATTTTTTTCGATCCTGAGCAGCTCTATCGCTTAGAATGGCGCCAGAATTTGGGTCTACTACCCCCATCCCAGTCAGACCCACTCATCTACCTAGTAGAAGACTATTCGCCCGGCACAGGCGGAGGCGGGAACATCACAACCGTATCGCTCAATACCGATAACCAGCTCACCAATGCACAGTTTTCGTTAATCAACTTTAGCTCACCGCTAACGCTGACAGGCGCAACTAACCAAACCATTAGCGTGGCTCCAGGCTGGGATTTAGTTCTGCCAGGCACAGGCAACGCGACACTGACACAGGTGCCGTTAAACAGTGCCGCAGGCAACGCTAACCCAACGAACGCCCCATACGCCTTGCAAGTCAATATCAGCGGATGGAATGAAGGCGAGGTGTATTTGCGTCAACGGTTTGAGCAAAGCGGCATGTTGTGGGCTGGTAAATACGTATCGGCATCAGTTACGGCAAAATGGACCAGCGGTAATTCACGCGCGTTAACGGGTAAAATGTACAGCTCCCTTGGCGCTGAACTGACAACCGTTCTATCAACACAAGACGCATCAACAAATTTTGTTGAGCTGTCCGATAACGGTTTGATGCCCGCAACAACCAACACGCAGTTCCCGCCGTCCGCCTACGTGGAATACCGACTGTACTTGCCGTCAACCGTTAACATGCAGTTGACCAGTTTGCAGTTGGTTGTTGGTAGCCAGCCGTTAACCTTTGGTTACGAGCAAGATACTATTCAACGGCAGGTTGATCACACCTTTCATTACTACAAGCCTTACTTGGAATACAAGCCGATCCCTTCGTATCTTGTTGGTTGGGACTTCCCTTTAAACCCTGCACAACTTGGGTCATCAGGCGGACCGACAACGCTAGGTGGGGCAAATAAATCCCAATACATTTGGGACCAAACGATTTTATTTGCCAGCTTTGATAATTATTTCAGTTGGAGCAGGGCATCAAATGGCGCTTTAGTTCTTACAAATGCGGGTGCCGCCATAAACTCAGGTGCAATTATCCAGTATTTGGACGCAACACAGGCTAGAGAAATTCTTAGCCAGCCTAATGCATTGCAGTTGATGGCATCTAGCAATAGCGCCGGAGGATTGACGGCATACGTTAGTATTTATTGGACGACTGGAGCTGTCCCTACACTTCCTCTTTCTGTTTTAGGATCCGTAAGTGGTACAGGATTACCAACGCCATCTGCTGGATGGACTGTTGTTACCAATACAAATCAAAACAATAATTATAAAATACCCCTTACTTCAACATCGACTGTATTTAATCTGAATGGATTTGATGCATCTGCTACAGCTGCAAGCACTACAGCAACAGCCGTGGCTATTGTTGTATCGTTTTCTGATGTTGGCATAGGAAGCACGGTTACTTTTGACTACTGTTCTTTGAATTTGGGTAATATTGCCACACGACCTGCGCCACAAACCCCGGATGAGGTTTTGCGGGAGTGTCAGTATTATTATCAAAAATCTTTTTTAGCAGGTACAGCCCCCGTTCAGAATGCGGGTGTAAACACAGGCGAGTCATATTTTCTGTCAATAGAGAATAATCCAAACGCAAATTATTTCCCCATCCGATTTTCTGTTCCAATGAGAACAACGCCCACAGCGCCAACGCTTTACAATCCAGCGGCAGCCAATGCGGAAATTAGAAATATTAGTGCAAACGCTGATTACTCAGCCACTTCAGTTAGTACAGTTGGCGGCAACAATACATTAACAGCGCATGGGTTTGTGATTACGGGGACGTCTAATGGCGTATCTGTTGGTAATTTGATCGGTGTGCATTGGTCGGCTGATGCGCGTCTCGGCATAATATAATTTAGGAGCGATTTATGGCAATCCCATACAACAGAAATTACACAGACACCACCCCATTCAGTGACGTATGCGCCCAGGTAGCATTGGCCGCCAACACAGAAGAAACCTTTACGATTCCTGGCCCAACAACCCAAAACTACACCATGGAAATCGGGTTAACCAGCACGTCAAACGTGTTTGTTTGCCTGAATGCCACGCCCGTTATTCCTGCGTCTGGCACAGTAGGCGTTCAGCAATACGGCGAATACAGACCAGAAGGGCGCCGATACGTGAAAGGCGGTGATGTGGTTCACATGATTACCCCTGACGCGACTGCGTACGTTGGACTGTCCTTAATGTCAGTAAACTAGCATGACTATTCTAACCAAGAAATTCAGCGACTTTACCGAAGGTGGCGACCTAGCCAATGACCAGATAACCGTTGGTGTGGGTTCTGGTGGTAACACGAAATACGATAACCCATGGACGTTCTTGCCTCCTGGGACAACCGCCGAAAGGCCCGTTATTGCCGCCGCTATGCATTTTCGGTTGAGATTCAACACCACAGACGAGCTGTACGAGTATTACAATCCGACCAGCACGAGCTGGGTTAGGATTGCCACCGTTTAAAAAGGAGCGACCCCATGACAATTTTATCTATCTCGCGTGATTGGGGGACAACCCCATCCATCGTCCGCATTAATGACAACGCAACCCTCAGCACCATCACAGCCACAGGTTATGTATTTGCTCAAGCCCCAGTTATCGAAGCAATCCAAAAGGGTGAATTCGAATGGGCGCCTACTGACGAGGTTTTAATATCGTATGCCGACGGCAAAGGGTATTTTACTTACAACTCATTAACAGGCACATTCATTGCGCAAGAAGACCCGTTCGGCACAGTGACCGCCGAAGAGGTGCAGCGCGCTGCTTTCAACACATCTGCGGCCACTGGCGCGGACGATGCGTTTGTTGTGACCCTAGACCCCGCGGTGACCGCGTTAACAGACGGCTTGACCATCACCATGGACTCCGGTGCATTCCAGAACCTAACCGCATCACCCACGCTAAAAGTAAATGCGTTGCCAGCCAAACCGATTGTGACGTTTGCGGGTTCTCCAGCACCTGGGGACATTCAGCAAAACAATGAATACATTTTCGTATACAGCCTAACGAATGACCATTTTCAGTTGATAAATCCAAGCACAACCACGGCTGATACGTTCCAAGTGCAATCTAGCGGTTA